GTAGGTGTAACAGTTATTGATGGTGTTGCTGTTATTGTTATAGTTGGTGTCACAGTAACACTAGGTGTTTCACTTATTGTTGGTGTTATAGTTGGAGTCACACTAGGTGAAGTTCCTACTGTAATTGAAGGTGTTGTTGTAATTGTTGGTGTTATAGTGATAGTAGGTGTTATAGTTGGTGTTACAGTTACTGTTGGTGTAACTGTTGCTGTTGGAGTCACACTTATTGTTGGTGTGACAGTTGGAGTAACAGTTAATGTTGGTGTAACACTAGGTGTAGCAGATGGTGAAGCTTGAATACAATAAGGATCAATTCCTCTCCATCCTGTTAATCTAATATTGTTAGGTATAACAGTTAAAATAGCTATATTTTGCTCATAAAAGATATTACCTACATATGAACTTTGAGATAACAATGTATTGATAGATGAACTCACATTACTTCCACTATATAATAAGTTATAATTTCCGTCATCATATATTTTACTATATGTTGATAAAGCTGCTGTGCAACTACCATTTGTTGATGTAGATATAGTTCCATTAATAACATTAATAGGAATACTAGTATCAAGACATTTAATAGTAGTAATACCTGGTAGTATAGTTTCTGATGTATATCCTGTTTCACCACATAGAACATATTCTATATTTGCTGGACCAAATCCTGTATTTTCAATATTAATTGATTCACAAGTAGCTTGTTTATTAAAATATATTTCAAATGTGTTTGGTAAAACTCCTTCATCAGTTAATTGACGAGGAATGTTTATAGCGTAAATGACTGAATTTGATTCTGTAGGAAAATACTTTATAGTATCTAAGTTTCCTAATTCAACAAATCCATTATAATATGATGATGTTGATAAAGTACCATCATTTAAGATAGTACTTTGTTTTGAGGATGTTACTACAGATCCTGATGGTAAAAAGCTAGGATAATAAGTGGAGTTAACAACATCGTATATTAAACGATCGTAACTTCCATTAGTATTATTCTCATCAATAGGATCAAATACTGAACTGGTTATGTTAATGCCTACATTGACTGTTATTTGTTTCTCATTAAAAGAACTAGATAAAATATCCCAGCTCTTATTTGCTACATAAGGAACTACAAACGAGTCAGATACATTAATTCTTTTAAAAGATGACATGGGCGTAACATTAGAAGTCTAATTTAACTCTTAATAATAGTTCTTTGGTAAAGTCTTTTACTAATGGTTTATTTAATTTAGCCACAGCTACTAAGTCACCACCACTGTTATATAAACCAACAGTTGTGATATAAGTTTGTGGATTAAAAACTAATTGAGTATATAATAAATTACCGTTTGAATCAATTATAGTTGGGTTAGTTGTATAATTATAATCACTATTTCTTACTCTAACAAAGAAGTAGCGTGAAGAAATTGTTTCATAATTTTGTAAACTATAAGCAGGGGTTGTGACAGCAGATGATGATATCATAGTATATATCATTCTGTTGTTAATATTATAAGTTAAATTAGCGTCTGCTACTTGAGATGAACTAAATTCATTAAATACAGCTCCAACACCACCTAAAGCACCTGGTGCTAAAGCTAATGCTCTTGGGTTTAAGATAATTAATCCTTCATCAGGAATCATCATACCATAAGATCCACTATCTGTATACTTAGAAGAAGATACATTATTAGATGATCCACTTAATAATTGATAGACACGAGATGTACCAATATAAGTAGAAGTAGTTGTTACTGTAGAATCGTCTGTTAAAACAATTGAGTTACTACCACTACTAATTCTAAGTGTTAATGAACCTGGATTAAATGATTCTTTAAAACGAGCTCTGTTAACTGATATTACAATAATATCTTTAGATGGATTATTTGATGATCCAAAAGTGAATGAAGTATTTTCATCACCATATATTAATGATCTAAATTGACCATATATATCTCTTGTAGGAGTTCTATTTGGAATAGTTGCGTTAAAATAAGCAGAACCTGAACCACTTATATGACCATACGCTACTGAAAATTGAACTTCAGCGCTACTAAAAATCGATGCAGTTTGGTAAACATCTAAGTAGAATTTTCCTGGAGCTGCTGATTCTTGAGTTGAACTAGTGAAAAAAGTAGTTAACGTGGTCACATCATTTGTCCACATAGGGGCAATAGTGACATCTGAGCTAATTACGGAATCTTCAGGATTAAAGGCTGTAAAAGACATATATTAATTAGGTTTTAATAATTGTTAAAGGTATAGTAATTCTAGCACCACTATCTCTACCAATTACTGTTATAGTTGTTGATATTGTAGCACCTGGTAAAGCACTTGTACCAAATAAAGTGTTAATAGAAGTTGCTATTAAACTAAATGATGTACCAATTTGACTTGCTGATAAACTAGAGCCAGCCGCGTTTGGAATAGGCTCAGTTATGTTTAATCCAGTTGTGTCAATACCTGTACCTGTAAATGTACTAAGGAATCTTGAATCTCCCACAGTCATTAAATAACCTGATGGTTCAAATGTTGAAACAGCACCTAAGTAGTTTAATGTTTGAGGAGTAATGTTAGTAGAAGCAGCTTGACGTAATGAAATAGCAGCAGTTCCGATATTCAATACTGGTAATTTACTAGTACCACGAGTAAGTGTTACAAGTTTATATTTTAAGTTTTGAGTCTCGTCTGTGAATGCTTGTAATAAAGGCATTTGTTCAATAGCTTCACCAAAAAATGCTGAACCAGATGGGTGGGTTGGATTATATAGAGTATAATCAATTTCATCATCTGCTAATGCAAATTGTGTTACTTGAAATGAACCGTCATTACGAGCCATTAACTCACGGCCTTTCTTTGTAAGTACCGCGTCAATTGTTACTAATTGGTTGTTTAAAAATGACATCTGTGTATATGTTTTATATAAATATGTTACGGAGTAAGAACTGTACTAAATATTTTGCTCTTAAGTTCACCTGTGATATTAGCTACTTGATTATCAATGTCAACAGCTAGGTTAGTATTTTTAGCAATGCCACCTGATGTGTCACCAGGTAATTTAGTATGTTCAATTACTATATTTGTTTCATTGGCTATTTTACGAGAAAATATATAACATGGAATTTCTCCGTTTTGAAGAGCTAAATTTTGAGAATCTAATGGTCTATCAATAGTGAATGTTACATGTTTGAAATTAGCTCCAATATTTGGAAATGATGTTGGTTTGTCTACACTCATAATAGTATATTCATATTGTGGATATAAAAATACTTCAGGTGCACTACCTGGTGAAGCGAATCTAACAACATCTCCAGGATTTAAATCAAATCCATAATCAATAGAACTTGTTACAAATGTTTCATTTGGGGCATCACCATATGAATAATAATCAAAATTACCAAAATACATAGATTGTGAGTATGAACATGATATCACTGTAGGTGAATGCTGTTTTAAATTTGGAGCATCATCTTCTCTATTAAGAGCATTAAAAATAAACTGTGTAGGGTTAACACCTTGTGGAGGTATTACATTAGTCACCCCAACTGAGTTGATAGCTACTATTTCTGATGTTGTTGTAGATCCGTTAGTAAAGGTTTGACCTTGAAGAATAGTGACATTAACATTATAAGTTAAAGGACCATACCCATATACATCAACAATAAATCGAATTGAAATAATTGCGTTACCATTTGAAGTTAAAGAAGCAGCGTTTGAAACATCAAAAGTAATAATCCCATAAGGACCTCCACCACCATAATTATTAGGATTATTATAATTTTGATAATTAACATTTGTTATTTGAATGTTATAATTATTTGAAGTAACAGAGATAATAGAAGGACTGACAGTGTATGTTAAAACACTATCATATTGTTTCCATAAAACAGGCTCATATTTAAATCCACCTTGATATATAATTTTATTACCATCTAAGTTAACTTGTTTAGTTGGATTTTGATTATCAAATAAACCAATATTTACTGTTTCACCTGATTTAAATATTCTTTGTACTTCGTATAAGTTAGTTTTTTGATTTTCTTTTAATGTGTCATAATTACGTTTTGTTAACTCAGTTAATGAACCACTAACATCAATTAAATAACGAATATATAAATTAGTACGTTCAGGCATTGCTATTAAGTCAGATCCTGTAGCATATGCTTCTGAGAAGAAAGCAAACCTAGTTGTGTTAGTATCAATAGCTGCTGATTTACCAAATGTTAAATCACCGCTTGAATAAGCGTTATATGTTTGACTAGTTGTTCTTGAACCAACATATCTTCCATTTATATGACGTGTGTATTTGTAAGTGAAATCTTGTAATTGAATACTTTCAGTTACATATTGACTACCAGAAACAAATCCAGCGTTACCACCTATAAGAGTTAATTTTTTTCTTATACTAGAAGTTTGATTTAATTCAGCATTATTTAATAATGGATTAAATTCAACATTCCATAATGATGAAGAATAATAACTTGTTTCATCAGGATTATATCCTATAGCATATGGGTTAAAATTAGCTATATCAAAATCATCATGAATGAATATTGACGAGCTAGGTAATTCTCCATAAAAGAAATCTCTACCATCTGATGTCAATGATACACGACCTACATTTGTATTAATATCATAACTGTAAGTAGGTTGAGTATAATCTCCACCATTACTTCCTGTAATAGAAAGTAAGTCAATAGAACCAGTTAAGTTATTGTTAGAATCTACTTCTGGATCTTCAATTTCATATTTTGATCTTTCAAGTAAGTTAGGTCTAATGATAATACCTGTTGCTAAATCTGTTCTAGCAGGAGTAAAATCACCTAATGTTCTAAATAAGGAGTTATGGAAGAAATCAATTAAACGAATATAATCTTTATAATTGTTTCTTTTTGTATATTTTTTAAAATATGATTCTCTTAATTTTTCTAATTCAAGATATCCATTACCAGTTGGATCACCTATTATTTGATCAATATCATAAGTTGAACCTAACTGAGCTATAATATCTCTATCAATTTCATCTTGTGGAGATAAACTCGCATCAAGGAAATGTATATCTTTAGTTAATGGGATTGTTGGTGTTATTTCAATACTCTTATTAGGTAATAATTGGGTACCATAAGTACTTCCACTTATAATTCTAATTTTATCAGTTACTGGATTTGCGAATCCTGAATTAGCTACATCAGCATAGTATATTTCAGTAAATGATGAGTAGTTATTTCTATTAGGAAAATTAGCAAATGACGCTGTCCATCCTTGAATTGTTTGGTCTGGAGCAGTTGATGCTGTTGTTGTTACTATACTATGATTACTAGTATATAAGTTATTTCCTAATGTCCATCTAGCAGCTAAATCCTCATAAGCAGATGAAGTATAATTACCTTCAATTGATTCAGGATTTAATACGTGTGAATCAAATGTTGATTCAGATACATAATTAGACCATAATCTTATTTCTTGGATTGAACCAGAAAATGGATTACTACCACTTAAAAAAGTCATAGCTCCTTGACGAGACCAATTTATGTTAATTAGTGGGTTAGTTATATATAAACTAGCACTTGTTACATGTCCTACTTTTCCCCAAACATTATTTTTAACATAAAAGTCATAATATTGAGGATCAGCAATATCACCTATTCTTTTATTTGGATATCTTCTTTGTACTAATACACTATACCAACTAGTATCACCATCTGATCCAGTTGTAAAAATAGGGATTGTAGATGATGTTACATAATTTATTATTGGTAATATTGGATTGTTTAAGAAAAATTTAAAATATCCAAAATCACCTGTTGAACCTGAGTATATAGAATCACTAGATCCAGTACTAGTGTATATTAATTGTAATTGGAAATTAGAACCACTATAAAATAAAGATTGAGTAGCGAAAGTAGTAGCTAATATATTTGAAGCGGTTGGGTATGTTTTAAATCTAAATTCAATACCATCAGGTGCAATATCATTATATCCTGTTCTAGCTTTACTTTGTGAAGTATAGTTCCAAGGAATAGTTATACGATTTGAACCTGATGATTGTAAAGCGTAAGTAAATCTATCATATGAGTATTCAAATGAAGATGTTAATTTATCTACCCCACCATATTCAGTATAACTCATCACTGTATCAGGAATACCAAATATAGTATTTAAATATTGAATAAAACGTGTTGTACCTTTTGATTTAAGTAATAAAGGTAAGTTTGAATACAAACGTTTATAAATTCCTTTTTGTTGGTCTTGTCCTGATAATTGGTAATTAGAAGCGCTAACTAATGTTTCATATGATTGAGTAACAGGTAAATAAGTACCATTACTATTTACACCATATAAGTATTGGAATTGGTTATCACCATCTTGGTCAGTATAAGTATTAATACCCATTGACTGTAAAGCAAAGTATACTAAATCTTTAGATATACCTTCAGTTAATGAGTTTTTAGCTTGATATAAGTCAGTTATTGCCTTAATATGAATCCAAATGTCATCAAACATTTGTCCTACTGAAGCAACAAATTTAAATGCTAATTCATTATCATCATTTTCAGCTATATAACCCGGTAAGGTATATAGCATGTAGTTTTGGTTATTATCATCATATAATGAGGCTGAAGCATGGTTACCATTATACCAATTAGTACCAGCAACACTTGATGTTGAAGCGTTTATATATGGTTTAACAGAATTAGTTTTAGGCCAAGTATATGATGATGATTCAAAGTAAAGATATTGTTCCCAACCATCAAAACTTTGAATTGTTGTATTTATTTTAGCTTGATATGATTGAGCATCAAGTTGAGCAGTTGGAGATGTACTCGCTGCTGCTGAAGCAGATGCTGCTGTATATTGTTCAATATTACTTAACTTATATTTAAATCCTTCTAAACGACGAGCCGCAGAAGAGAAATGAACAAAGTTTTCATAATCAGTATAATCAACATTAATAGCGAAATTAGATGCGCTTAACTGACCAAGTAATTGTTGTAATTGGGGATTAAATGAACCACTAAAAGTAGTTATTTGATTAAAATTATAATATGGAGTAGGTCCTACTCTTAAATTATCTAAATCTAAATCAAAATTAGGTCCACGTAAAGTAGGATAAACCACAGGTACTGGATCTTGTACTACATTAACATCAAATACTTGTGGATTTGATATTTCATCAACTATTAATAATGTATCATTAACATTATAATTTATAGATAATGGATTTAGTAATTTAACTAGTACTGAATATGGGTTAGTTGATTTGTCTAAGGCTATATTAACAGCAGGTACTAGTTTATTGTTTCCAAAATTTAAATAAAATTCTTTAAAATAAGATAAACTTTGTATCTCATTTATAAAATCATTAGTACCATTTTCAACATCAATGTTAGAAACATTATTAGTAATTAATCTAAGTTCAGTTCTATCACCAGAAATTTCTTTGATAAAGAATACCTTAATATTACTTTTAACTATTTTAGGTCTTAAGACGTTATAAGTTAAATTATAATCACCATATTGAATACCTATATTTTTTAAATCAGTAGCAGGATCAAATACTAAATCTTGTATTGTAGTTGTTGTCTGAAAATTTCCAGGTATTTGATAATTAGTAAAAGGACTTATTGAATAAAGAATTTTACCAGCAGGATCTGCTATATGCAATTCAACATAATCTTCAGGAGAACCAAAATTACGAACCATATTCTTAGTTGTAACCAACTGAGAAGATGATCCTGATAGGATATTATTACTATTTGGTATTTTTGAAACTGTAGTAGCCATATTATATTTGTGTTCCTGTATTAATTTGAGAAGATAATAAAATTTGATTTTTTAATTCAATATTTTCTTCACGTAAATTACTTATTTCTGTTTGTAAGTCTTCTAAAGATATTCCTAAATAATCTAAACTTCTTGTAGCTAAACCTAAATGTGATTCATCTGAACCTGATAAAGGTATTTCATAAAATAATGTATTATAATCATTAAAAAATTCTGCTACAGTTTTATCAGGGGTGATAGGTTTAACTGTTGGTGTACTAATTAATTGTGAAAAATTAGTATTTACAACAGTATTAAAACTTTGTAAACCATAAATAGTTTTCTGTATTTTAACTTGTTCAGACATTATTAAACAGTTTGTTCTACTTTGAAATAATAATCATCATCATAAATGTAAGTACCACCATCAATGATAGACTTAATTTGTATTTTATAATAACGATCTGGTTCTAATCCATTCATATATAGTCTAAAATAACTACTTGTATCATCAGCACTTAATTTAGTTGCTACATCATCAAAATCAATTACAATATTATTTGTAGCTAAATCAATGATTGAATAATAAGTACCTCCTGTTGGTAATATTTTATTATACTTATAAAGAGATTGAGAAGAATAAACACGTTGTGGATATTTTTCTCTAGCATAAACTCTAAATCTTACATATTCATTATCGTAAAATATATTTTTATTATTAGCAATCGCTATGTTTATTTCTTCATTAGGTACTGTCACAGCAGCTGATGACGTGGTAACGGTACTATCATTCCATTTAAATTCCAAACAAGGAGGATAAATTGTGTTAGTATCTCTTGAAAAGAAGTTAAATGTATATTGATAATTAAAATTAAATTCAAAACTACTATCACTTGTATTCTTAATAATGAATCCGTTATTACTAATTGTTGATGCGGCCCACGCCACAACAGTAGAAGTTACATTAACATTAATATCTTTAGTAGAAAAATAATCAAATGATTGTGTTACTTTATAAGCAGTATACCAAGCAGCTCCTCCATCATTACCAGTTACATAAGAAGAAGCTATACCAGCACCTGATAAAGCCCATGCATTTGTTTGATTTGCGCTTCTAAATTTCCAACTAGCTCCATCTTCAGTTTCAGGAATATTATTAAAACGTCCTGTACCCATGTCCCAACTTTCATAAAGTGGGAAAATATCAATGTTAAAATTAGTAGGAATACCTTCAACATTAGCGTTGTATAATTTTAAAGACGCTGTATAATTAGCTCCAGCTTTAGATAAAGCGTCACTTATATCAGCATTATCAAATTGCATTAATATGCGACTGGTAGATGATGAAGGATATAAGTAAGGAGCGTTTTTAGATAAATCTAAAATCGAATCTAACCCCGCGTTTAGCGTGTTATAGTCAGTATAGATTGTTGTGTCCTTTGAAGGAAATATTTTATATACACCCATTATATTAGTATTATTCTAGTATAAATATGGGCTAAATATAAAATTTAAGCTAACAACGTGTGATATTCTTTAAAGTGCTTTTGACGATCAGGTAAACCAATTGTACCACCATTAACACATTTAGTAACAGCTAGTACAGAAGCGTCAGAAGCATCTTTACATTTACCTAAACAGTTCTTACTAAAGAACCAAGCAGCAGATAATAATGGGTATTTAGTAGCAACTAAATCAGGATTTGCGGCGATATCTACACCAATTGCTTTACCAAATGCAGTGTAGTTTTGTTTACCTGTTAATTGGATATAACCACGCCCACGGTATTTATAACCTTCACCTGATGCTTCATCACCATTACCCATTCTATTTGCATAGACTTTGTTAGCGATTTTTTCAGGTTTACGTTGATATGATTCAGCTAAAGCGGGGGTTGGAAAATATTTTTTAAATATACCTTGTAATCCTTTAGCACTATAATTTAAGTTTTCATTAACTACTTTAAAACCACCAGACTCATGACCACATTGAGCTAAAAAGTGAGCTAATTCTACTGGTGTGTCAATGCCAAATTTTTGCATTACTTCAGGAATTTGTCCAATTACGCTATCAGGTACATGACCTTTTAATTTATTTAAGTCCATATTTTAAGTTTAATAAGTTACAATTTTGCCATAAATATCAGCGTCAGGGAATCTTACTTCAAAGATCATTGGATCTAATGATGGATAAATAACACCTTGTTTTGTCGCTGCTTTTAAATCATAACTGTAAGTTGAGTAATTACCACCTGATAAATTACTAATATCTACTTTAATAACTGATTGTACTCCTTTAATAGAACCTATTAAATTATAAATGTCTGAGTAGATTATCGGTTGATTAATTTGCCATTTAGAAATATCAAAATAATCTTTTAATGCGTTAATACAACCAGTTAGTATATCTTGTGAGTTATAAGCTGGTAATACTGAGATGTCAAAATTAACTTTTATATTAACATAGTAAGCATCTTTAATATTAACAGCGTCACTCATCATTTTATTATATGATAAGTATGTTTTTAAGTTTTGTTTTATAGTATTAGACGCTGTAGTTATTTTACCGTCAATATCATTTGATAAAACATAAACTGAAATAGCTAATGGATTACTGTTGATAAAGTTTTGTCTATCTACATCATTCGCTACTAAATAATCTTGTGTCACATAAGCCTTACTTATATAACCAAATTTAGAAGGCATTGAAAGTGTTCTAACTAAATAGTCAGCTTTAGTTACATTTCTATTTTGAGTAGGGAAGTTAGCTAATGCTTGTAAACGAATTTGTTCTGTTGTTTCACCTGGTCCTCCACCTGATGAAGGTTCAGCATTATTAAATCTAACTGATCCTTGTACTGTTGTTACAAGAGATGGATCTAAATTGTATGTGTTAATAGTTGAAACAACTGTATCATTTAATCCAATATCATCTGATGGTAAATTTGCTGTTACACCTCCACCTACTAAGTATTTCACTGTTAAAGTTGTATTTTGAGGAGCAATACCATATTCATTTGTATATTGGAAGTTTGATGGATCATAAGCTAAATTCATTTTACTTATACCATCTACTAAACCTAAGCCAACATTATCAGGGTTTGGAATAATAACTTCATCTGGAGATGATGTAACACCACTACCAAATTCTAATATTAAATTATTATCATCATTAAAACGTGTTGTGAAACGTCTTTGTACTTTTTTTAAACGTAATAAGAAACGAGCACTATTATTTTCTTGATAATAGTTAGGTTCATTTATTGGTAGATTAAGTGATTCATCAAATACTGTATCTTGAGCTAAATAAGGAACTTCATACCATGTATTATCATCACTATCAGTTATTTGTAATACTTCAATAATATTTGAATCATTAATAGTAACAGTTGGAAACTGTTCAGGATTACCAAAAGTAAAGGTTGTTGTTTTTATTTGTCCAGATACAGCCTCCACTTGTTTTTTAAGTAAATAATATTGTGGGTTAGTAGTACTTGAAAAGTATTGATATATAACAACATCAGTTGGATCATATGATGATGAGAAATTAAAGTCAACTAAATTTTGAGTTAAAAATGTAATACTAGGATTTGATATTGATTTAATTGTTGCGTTTTCATCAATTTTTAAAGCGTATCTATAGTCTGGTTTATAATCAGGAGCACCATTAGAAGGTACTAATTGATAAACATCTAACATTACAGAAGCAGCTGAAGTTATTTTAGGTCTATAACCTAAAGCATAAGCTAAAGCTATAATATTTTTACGTTCTTGAGCATATAATAATAATGTCTCTTGTAATTGAGTATCTGTATAAAATGATAAAACATCACCTACATAAGCAGCCATTTCTATAAACATGTTACCAGGAGCTGATGGACTAAAGTCCATGTAACTGTTTTGGAAGTACGTTCTAGCATAGTTAATTAAATCCTGCTTTAGTGTACTAAAGTCTTTATCAAAATATTTTATGTCTGGAGTGTTTGCCATTATTATTTATTTAAATCTTGTGTTGAAACATTAATGACTAAATTATCATTTTGGTTATTAATAGAGTAATCTAATATTATATTTACTAAATTTTCATCTGAATATTTTTTAATTTTAATATCTCTAATTATAATATTAGGTACATAAGCATATATTTCTGTTTCTAATCTAGCTACTACAGTATCAAATGATGTATCTGGTTCAAATAATGATGCTCTTAAATCACCACCAAATGATGGGTCAAAAAAACGTTCACCTTTATTTGTTAGTATATAATTAATTAAATTAGCTTTTACTTGATCTTTAGTAGTGAATGTTTGATTAAATACACTAGTATCATTATTAAAAAGCACATTAATACCAATACCTCGTTTTTGTCCGACGTCTTGGGGATTAAGTGAGAATGTTTGTCTTTTTAACATTATATTTGTCCTTTTTCTTTCATTGTTTTCATTAATCCACTAAAGTCAGGAACAGCATCTATTTTAACATGTGTAACATCACCAGCAGGTCTAGCTGAAGATAACATTTGATCTACACTGTTTACTACAGCTGTTTCTGTCATTCCACCATAAGCTCCGTTCATAGGACCAAAGTTAGGCGCCATTTGAGACGTCGCATCAACTACTGAACGCCAGTCACCAGTTTGTACTGTTTCATTTAAAATGTCATTTAAAACGTTGTTAGATGTAAATGACATTGGTTTAGCTGGTTGAGTTGGTTTCACTGGTTTGATTGATTCAACCATTGAATTTTTTACAACTGGTTTTGCTGTTTCTGTTATAGTTGTCTCAGATTTAGGTGATTCTAATAGTATACCTAATTCTTCACGCACAACATTTTGTACTTCTTCACGTATAACTTTACGCAATAATTTTATAAAAGTATCTGCTTTCATGTTTATAAATATTTTATTATCCTAGTATTTGTTTAAGTTCATCAATTAATTCATCAGCTTTACGGAATTTACTTGGGGCTGTTTGAGTTATTTTCAATTTAGTGAATGAATCTAATGCTATTGCTTGTAACGCTCCTGATGGAGTTTTTATAACTCTAATGATATAGGTTTGTTCTCCATTACTATATTCAGTATCTGTTAATTCATCATTAGTTGTTTCATCAATTGTGTTAGTTAATTCATTAGTCACTATTAATGCGTTATCATTAACTGATGAAGATACAATAGTTAATTTTAAAGTATTTAATTTGATTTGAATATTATTTATTAATCTTTGATATATTTTTAATATTGAAGAAAGTGATAATGCAATTAAACCATAATTAGTTATCTTTTCATTTAAAGGAACTATAACATCATCATATGTTTGTTTAGATATAAGATATTGAATTGTTATAGGTTTAGATGGAGATGGTGATGCTAATTCTGCTGCTGAAGCAGCCGCTTGAACTTTTAATCTTATTTTTAATATAGTAGCGTATACTTTAAAAGCAACAACAGCTGCCTTAACTACTTTAAGTATTGTCATTAAAAGATTAATAGCATCTTTAAGAGTTTTGATTACTGATTTTAATTGATTAACTTTACGTTCAAAATCAGCTTTAAATTGATCATAATTAGCTTTATCTTTTGGAATAAAAGTAATAGCTCCATCTACAACTACAACACGTCCTTTATCTTTTAATTTAGTTTTAGTATCATTAATAAGTTTATTTATTAATAGATTAGCTACTTTTTCAGCATCAACAAACTTCATTAATATAGGTAAAACAGCAGATATCACAGCTGCTCTAGCGTCAGCTGGGTTTATTTTTGTTTGATCTTTTAAAAAGTTCTTTTTATCAGATAATGATTTTTTTAATTGTGCTTGTTTTTCTTTTTGTTTTTCAGCTACTTCTTTTACTTTTTTAGCTTTATCAGCTAATTCTTTAGCTTTCTTTTGAGCAGCACGCGCTGTAGCGGCTACTGTAGCGGCGGCCGCCGCTGCTTGAGCTGCTTTTTCTTTAGCTTTATTAGCTGCATCTGTTGCTTGGGAATTTATATTTGATATGTTATCTCCTACAGCCATTATATTGTAAATGAGTTAGTTGATTTAAAATTATTTAAATTGAATTTTATCTGTTGAAATCTGCTTTTCAAAAATGAATTAGCAGGTCCTAACATAGCAGACATAATTGGTCCTGGTGTTAAAGCTGCTGCCTGAACCATATCAGTATAGGACGAAATTGCTTCCATTAATTGAGTCATTATTTGGTCTAGTTGTTCACCTTTAACTATAGGTTCAGCAACTCCATTTTTATCTAATCCAAATTGTACTCTAGGAGCATTAACTAGAAACATATTTTCTTCATTATCACTATCTATAGCACCAACATCAATTGTTACTTTATCTCCAGCAGATAAATTGATATATTGTCTTGAACTAATAAAAGTACTATCAGAACGAGAGTTAAACACAAGTCGTCCTGATGATAATACTATCTGTTCACCTTCATATGTTTTTATATCTTCCATTAACTAAAAAATGATTTATTTTGTATCCAACTACCAATTGATAAATAAGTATTATCTTTACTTAAGCCATTAGGAGCCCATTTGCCTCCTTCATATTGACTTGTAGGAGCAATTGTAAAGGCAATGTCTGTAAATCCCCAACTTCCCCCTATTTTTCTTTTTCTTAATGCTAATTGACCTCCAGTTCGTTGATTTCCTCTACCACCACTTGTATTAAATTCAAGAGTATAAATCCAACCTACTTTTCCTATTAATTCAGAGCCCAAAACCATTCCTATATGACCTGTTCCATCTCTTTTAGTGACACAAAAAATACCACCTGTAAAATTTAAAGTTTGATTAAATTTAGTCACTCCAGAATCTGTTAACTCTTGATCATTATAATCATCATTTCTATTTAATATAATAGCGCCTGATATACTTCTGGCTAATTGAGAACTATTATTTATTGGAAAATTTCCTGCTTTATCATTACCGTTTGTAGCTATAAAAGAAGTTGAAACACCAGCCGCACAAAATAAATTAACAGGACATTTCATTTTAGCTACAATAATATTATGCATTACTCCATTATATTTAAATTGAGGTAAATTACTATTCACTATAGTTGTATAATTAGTAGGGTTCATTTTAATAGCTGTATTAACAGCATTATCTGCTTTACATGAATCTAATAATACTTGAGCTTCAGGAGTTAATTTACCACCACTAACTACACTAATAGTAATTGCTCCAACTTTAAATTCTTTACCTGCTATTTCATTTAATAATTTTACTTCTTCTGAAATAGTTAATTTTTTATTTGTGTCTGATTGTTCAGGGACACCGGTATTTGAAAAAAATTGTTCTTGACCACTTAATTCTTGATCAGGTAAATTTTCTTCAAAAATAAATCCTTCTTCAGCTACTGGTTCTGATACTGCTGGTGTTGGGGTTGGAGATGGTGTTGGTTCACTATTTGGTAAAGATGAAGCAATAGGAGTTGGTATTATCGGTTGAACTATATCTTTAGTATTATCTGTAGCTGTTATTCCTGTAGAATCTTGATTAGTATTTCCTTGATCATTAATATTCACATTTCCTTTTCCTATATAAAGATATGAATTATTTTTATCTGGGTTAGGTGCTACATTACCATTAAAATTATTATCACGTAATTGATTTATATTTTGATCTTGTAAGTTAGAAACAATAGTAGTACCACCCTTCTCATCCATAACAATTTTAGCGCCACTTCTAGATTCAATAGAAGTTTCACCAGGTTTAGTGTCGTTATAATATTGTTTAGTACTCATTTTATTTTGTAAATCCGTTTAATGCTTTTTTATAGTCTAATTTTGATGGGTTAACACTATCAGGAGAAGCAGAAACTTTACTTGATCTAACAAGTCCATTTTTATCTAGTTCTTGTAAATTAGATATTGGATTTAAATAATAAACAGTTGATGTATCTTGTTCACCTAATATACCTGATTCAAAGCTAGGACCTATAAATAAAGGAACAACATCATCAATTTGAGGTAATGTGATATTATCTTTATATGAAGGAATAGCGTCGCCTACTTTAATAGGACCTATATTATTTTTTAATGTATTAAATTGTATAGCTCTAGTTTGGGTATTAACATAAGTAACAACACCAAAAAAGAATGGTGACATGTTAGGAGTATTCTTAGATCCTATGTTACTAGTATTTAGTTTAGTCTTTTTATTATATGATATTGTATTACCCGTTCCCATTTCCTATTTGTTTTACTTCAATGTTTTGACCAGTATTATTAATTTCTTGGAATAACAATTCTTTATCACGATCACTTAACATTCCGTTGTCACCACCTTCACCTGTATTAGCCATAGCACGTTGAACAATACCCGCCATTTTAATTAACGCGTCATCGTTTTTGATTGCTAGTTCCATATATTCCTTTAACAAAGGAACAAGCATCATCGCGTCACCTGGTTCCTGTATCATAGGTTTCAGTTGATCGATTAATGCTTTAATTTCTTTTTCTTTACGTCCAGCGTTCTTGTATATATCTTCAAGTAAGCTAGCAAAAGTCTTGTCTTTAAATAAAACTTGATTAAAATCCATATTATATTCTATAATGTTATATATAAATATGGAGAGCAGAAAGAGTTAGTTAGACATAGTTACATGTCCATGTTCATAATATTCATTATATTTTCTAATGTACACTACTTTTAAACGCTTAATAATCTTAGTTATTTGAGGAGTTGATGCGTCTGTTATTTCTTTAATATAGATATATAATGCTTTTTTATTAAAAATATCAATATTTTCATTTTTTCTAAATAACTCCATTATAGCGTCTGCTATTTGAGCATCACGTTGTTTTGGAAATAAATCAAATAACTTAGCGTCGACATATTTAGTAAACTGTTTTAGGAATGAAGGTGTTTCATAAACTTGATCACCATCATCTTCACTATTTTTAACTAGGTCTACTAATATTGTTTTATCTTCATCTGCAGCCTCCACAGGTGCTTTGTCTTTTAGTTTTTTATAGTTCGCGTTGTTATATAAAATTAAATAACGTTTAGCGATTGTACCAAAGTAAGAAAACGCTTTACCTTTTTCTGGTTTGTATAAATGTAATTTCTCTAATAAGAATGCTACTACTTCATGTTGTAACTCAGGGATTGTATCCACTTCTGTATAGTAAAACTTAAAAGTGTGAATGATATTTTCAGCCAGTTTATGGAACGCGTAATTAATTCTTTCATTAAATATTTGATTTCGTTTCTTAGTATTTTTTGATTTTAAATACTCTAAGATAGCATCCTCAGTGTCTTGGGTAAAATAGACATTTGCTTTCTTTGGTTTGCGTTTACGGACAGTTCCCTTCTTAGTAAGCAATATTTCTTCTTCCGCCATATTAATTTTTAAGATAGTGGGTTAATGAATCTTGTATGTTCTGTAAGTTACGGAAGAAGAAACCAATCTGATCATCCGATTTAAATGCTTCAGTTAAGTCAGCTTGAGCAAGTTGTTTATTTGATTCTTCAACTATCGCTAATACACTGTCAATAACAATTTTTTGTTTGGTTGCAATTGCTTCTAATTTAGCTACTTTATTATTTAAATTCCAAATAACATAACCTACAATTGTTAATACCCATAAAATAATTGAAATAATTCCTAATATCATATTATATGTTTTTCATTAAATCTGCTAAACCTGGGTTAGACAATTTCTTTAATGCCTTTTGTTTAATTACTGGGTTAGCGTTTTTATTTAGTTTAAAATTAGTTTCTTTAGCTGGTTTTTCAACACGTGGTCCTAATAACTTAGGTAACCATTCAACTTCAAATTCAATACGAGCAGCCAATAAATCAGCCTGATGTAGAACAAACATAATTGAAGTTCGTGGTTTAGTTTCAGGTGTGAAACCCATCAAATAAGCTTTATTAGCGTCTTCATATAATCCATCATGAGTTCTAATTGCTAAGAATTCATTTTTAGTATATTCAATACCATTAGTCATTAATAAGAACAAACCACGATCAGGTACTGTCATATATTCTAAACGATCATTAAACATATAAGTTTCGTTTAGTTTATCTCGTCTCCATTGATCTGTTTGTTCAATGTATGACTCGTTTTGTTCATCTCCAAATTTACCTAAGTCATGATTGATAGCTGAAAATACAAGTTCTTCAGTTGTATAAGTATCAACCATACCCATTTCTCTCCATACAGCGTCTATCTTAAGAGCTGCTTCAACTACTCTATTTACATGGTCAACATACCCACCTGGAAAACAGTTGTGGTATTGTGATTTATGAGATGCGGGCATCATAATAAAACGTTCTTCATATTTCTTATAGAACGCCCATAATTTATCAGCTCGTTCTCCTTTAATATAATGTTTAATATTAAATTCAAACTGCTGCCAATTTGATTGTATTTGTTCTGGTGTTAACATAACTTATGTTTTAATAATTGATCTGGATTAGTGAATATTGTTTTTAAGTCTTCTATTCCTTTATATGTGATATTATCTGGTGTTTTTAATAATACTGATCTTGTTTTAAAGAAAATGACTAGTAATGGGTGTAATACTTTAATACCATCAATAATCATAATTTGGTCTTTAGGATCAATACCTAATACTTTATTATCAAGTTCTACATGATTAAAAATATCAATCACAACACCATCTTTCTCTAATTTAATATGATGATAATTAGGTAATAGAGAAAGTGGTTGTGGTTGTATTTCAAGTTCATTAGTTGATTGATTTATTACTTCTATTTTCGGAGTAGTGAAACCATGTTGTTCAACTAATATATTTACATCTTCTAAAGTTAAAGCCTGGGTAACGTTAATATCTATATCTTCAGTTTCACGATCAAGTAAATCTAAAAGACGTAAAGCACAACTACCACCTAAAATAAATTTAGGATTAAGCTGGAGTGTTTGAATTAGTTCTTTATATTTACTATTCAGTTTCGGCATTAATTAATGTTCTAATTTCTTCAACTTTATCCTTCATAGTAGAAAGCATTTCTTTAGCTTCTAGAATATTAAATTTAGGATCTGAAAAACGAGCGCCAAAACCGTTTAACATATTCTCAAGTTGGTCTAATTTTCTTTCAATTGGTTGTTTATATCTCATTTTATATATGATTTTATGATACCTACTAATTGTGGTATCGTGTCAAATGTACGTAATGTTTTTGATGTTTCCAAACTCGTTTCAGGTACAATAGTTACTTCATCATTTCCTAAGTCAAGGAACACAATTGGGTAAACTTCAGTTTGATATTCTTCTTCGATCGCGTCAGCAAATTCGGAAAATTGGTCAGCATCAATGTTAGTGTAGAATATCCCTTCTGCATCTAGTTCACTCTTCAGCCATGTACAGTAATCACAGTTACTTAACGTTAACAATCTAACTCCTACTTCTCTCTTCCCATTTCTCACTTCCTTCATCTCTCTAGTACTCATAAGTAATTATTAATTTATTTACTATTTTCTAAAAAATACGGAAAAATCTCTGGGAGGCCAAACTTTCCTATTGAGGTCATCCAAACTTTTCCGGCGGCCTTTACCGGGGATTTAACGGGGGTAAATGGACTTATATAAATATATACGAACCATAGATTTTAGCCGTTTAAAGTGGGGATATAGTGTATTTAACGCCCAACTGATTAACGATATCAATAGCATCTTTTGAATGTAAATAAAACATTTCACGATTACCTGATACACGAACCGCATCTAAATGTGCGTGAAGTTCTTGTTCTAATTTATATGAATTAAAACATTTAAATGAATAAACGGGTATCCAAGGAGTTGGAACACCAGTTGCACCTGATATTTCTTTTGCTCGTTGGTCTACTTCTCTAATTGTCATTCCTATCTTGACCATGTCTGGCATTGATTTGTTCACTAGAACGTAAACATATTCTGTTGGAACTAAATTACCATCTCTATCTAAGGGGCTATCTTGATAGTAGGTCACTAAATCCCAACCCGGGTTAGCCGGGTCGGGGGTTAAAGTGAACGCTGTGGCTTTGTCGCAAACTTGTTCTGGTGTCAATTTATCACTGTCTAACAGCTTATAAAAGTGAGCATCCTCGTGTGTTATTCTCTTTAGTTGAGTCATGACTACTTAGTAATATATTTAACTAATTCTTTATTCAACATCATCAATTTAAATTTACCTGGATTACTATTATAAATTGATTTAACCATATTATAACTTACATCCGTAGCAAATATTTTCTCGGTAACAATCTTACTTATACGTTCTATAAGTGGTTTTTCAACCGCACTATCTTTAGCATAGAACTCTAAATAGTTAGCAACCCTTGTACCTAATGTAGCGGCAATATCTGCTCTATATTCTTTATCTTTACCAACTAATCCTTTAAGTGTATTAAGTACATATTGTTCATCTTGTGTCATGAT